TCCCGGTCGGCACTGACCGAAACCCAGACAGGGAGAAAACATGGAAGCGTACGAGATAAAGACAGCGCTCGAAACCATCGAGAGCCTTGCTTGCGATGCCGTGAGCAGCTTTGACGAGATAGAGGTGGGGGCTACGGAGTGGGAGATGCTGGCAGGCGAGGGCTGGGGCGAGGCCAACGACGTCATCGACGCCCTCAGCCAGGGGCAGGAGTGGAGGGACTGGGCGGACAGTCTCGGGATCGACCTGAGCGAAGCCGACGACAAGCTGACTGCGCTGGCCTGCATCGAGGAGGAGACCGAGGGCAACATCCGCAGCGCCGAAGACGCCAGGCGGGCGATTGAGGCGCTCAAGGGTGTGAGCAACGGACATGCGGATGGGGTGCTCGCTGCGATTCAATTGCTCGTGGCAGCACTGACCGAGGCGGGAGTCTTGACCGTCAAGGGAAGGGTGACCAAGGACTCCATGCTCGTAGTGACCGGGACGGTTTCTGTCCCGGCTGGATCAGACACTCATGCGACGAGCGCTCCCGACTACACCGATACGAACAACAGCAACGGCCAAACGGCCACCGAATAGGGGAACGAAGACATGCACGAAGTAGAAACAATGATGTACGCCGGGATCACTCCCTGGCACGGACTCGGAACCTACGTTGGCGACGAGCCCCTCACCTCTGAAGACGCGATCATCCAGGCGGGGCTCGACTGGACCGTGAGCAAGCGAGACCTGTTTGCCTTTGCCGAGGGCAACGCCATCGCCGTCGAGGACCACAAGGCAATCGTTCGGGACACGGATGACAGGGTGATGGGCGTGGTTGGAAAGAACTACACCCCCATCCAGAACCTCGACGCCTTCGCCTTCATGGACTCCCTCGTGGAAGAGGGGGCGATGCGCTACCACACGGCTGGCTCGCTGAGTGGCGGGCGCAGGGTGTGGATGCTGGGCAAGGTGGGTGAGAGCGAGATCGTCCCGCAGGACAAGATCGAGCACTACCTGTTCCTCTACAACGGCTTCGACGGGAAGACCTCCCTTCGCTGCCTGTGGACGGACGTGCGAGTGGTCTGTGCGAACACGGCGAGAGCGGCGTTGCAGCGTGGAGCGAAGAGCGGAGTCAGCGTGCGACACACTCGGAACGCGATGGCGAACATCAAGGAAGCGCAGAAGGTGCTGGGCTTCGCGTCCGAGGCCTTCGCTGAGAGCGCCGACTTCATGCGGACCCTGGCCGACACCCCGATGCCGTCGAGCGACTGGGTCGACTTCTGCATCTCGCTGGTCCCCGAGCCCGCCACGGACGAGGACGGCAACACCAGCAAGCGAGGCCGGACCCGAGTGGACAACCAGCGTCGAGAGCTGACGAGCCTCTTCCTGAGCGGCACCGGGTCGAGCATCCCGGGCGTGGCAGGGACGGCGTGGGGTGCGTACAACGCTCTGACCGAGTACGCCTCCTACCACCGCACTACTCGTGGCTCCCAGGACAAGCGATTCGAGTCGCTCTTGCTGGGCACCGGGAACGAGTTCGTCCAGCGAGGCGCCGACATCCTCCGAGACCTCGCGGCCTGACAATTTGGTTGCCATCCTGCACCCCTGGTGATAATGTCAGCGGGGGTGCAGGGGGCTAACCGAAGAAGGGAACTGCGATGGAGATCGAAGAGTATGTAGCTGCGTACAGGGCGGGAGAAAGCCTTGACTCGCTGGCAAAGAAGGCCGGCATGTCGAGGACGACGCTCACCAAGCTGCTGAGGAAACACACGGCGATCAGAAAGGCAGGCCATTCGAGGCCAGCCTTGAGGGACCTGGGCCCAGAGTGGGACGACATCGGCCTGATCCCCGACACCATCCTTGCGGAGCGGGTCGGGTGCTCAAGGCAGAACGTGGCGAAGGTGAGAAGGGCTAGAGGGATTCCATCATTCAGGGAGACGGTGCATCGAAATGCCAGAGCTAATTACACAAACAGAGCTGACGACGTTTAGCCGGTGCGAGGAGCGTCACAACCTTAGATACAACAAGTGGCTGGCTCCGTTTGAGGAGCACCCGGCGCTTGCAATGGGCAGTGCGTTCCATGCCGGCATCGAGTCCAAGTCCGTCGCCGCCGCTGTTGAGGCTCTCAGTGGGCCTGACCCCGTGTGGGACATCTGGGAGGGCGACGCAGCAAGGGCAAGAGAGGCTGTCGTCACGGCGATGGTTGGTGGGGCGCTCACCCGCTGGACAGAGTGGCCTGACTTACAGGAGGTGCAGTTTGAGATCCCTTTCAAGCACCCGGTTACCGGGAACTCAAGCAAGAGGCACAGGTTCAGCGGCATCTTCGACGGGGTGTGGAAGGGCACGCATCCTGACTACCCGGAAGAGGTCATCCTCGGGGAGTGGAAGACGGCCAGCGTAGTCAACAACGACTACATGCAGCGCCTGGAGATTGACTTCCAGGTGAGCACCTACCTCTGGGCAGCAAGCATCTTGTACGGGGTACCCGTCAGGAAGGTTGTCTACCGGATAGTGAAGAAGCCGACGATCAAGCAGAGGAAGACAGAGACGGTGGAGGAGTACTCCGAGCGGGTCGTAGCCGACTACATCGATCGGCCCGAGCACTACTTCTTCGAGGCGCTTGTCGAGAGGACGGACGAACAGCTTGAGCACTGGAGGCACCAGGCCTGGGCTACCCACAAGCGCATCCTTCAGATCAAGCGAGGAGGAGTTCCCGCCATCAGGAACACGCAGTCGTGTGTTGGCCGGGGTCGCTGTCCCTACTTCGACCTTTGTGTTGGCGCTGTTACAGAGGATTCATTTAAAAAGCTCTCGACTAAGCATCGAGAAATTAAGGAGATTCGGAATGGGCATTCTTCCCGACAAGCCATCCCCGCCTAGCGAGCGGATGGCTGACTACAGTTGGCACTTCTACGGTGAGCCCGGTGTGGGCAAGACCACGCTGGCGAACCAGTTCCCTAGCCCTGTCTTCATTGCGACAGAGCCGGGCACGTCTGGCATGCATGCTGCTGCGGTGCCCATCAGCACGTGGCAGGACATGAAGCTGGTGATCGACGCTCTCAAGAACGAGCCGCACAAGTACAAGACCGTGATCTTGGACACCGTGGACGTTGCCTACACGCTCTGCGCGACCCACGTCTGCGAGTCGAACGGCTGGATTGACGTTGCTGACGGGGACTGGGGCAGGGGCTGGCGTGCCGTCGACCGTGAGTGGACGAACATGATTGCCCAGCTTCGCGCTCTTCCGATGTGCACCCTCTTCGTAGGTCACGAGAAGAGGGAAGAGATCATGGAGCGGATGGGCTCAAGGGACGTCGCTACTGGACGACACCGAGTGAGCACAGCCCTCCCCAGGAGCGCCAGGTCGACGCTTCATTCAGCGATGGACTTCATCATCCGGTGCGAGTTCACGGAGGACAACGAGCGGGTGCTAAGGACGCAGCCGGTGGAGAACAAGAGAGAGCGGGTCGAGGCCAAGGCCCGCGGACACAAGGGGGCGATGCTCCCCGAGACGCTAGGGATGACATTCAAGGAACTACACAAGGCCTTCAAGGCCAACTTTACAAGGGAGGACAAGTAGATGGGTACTGTGGAAGACATGTTCGACAGCATCGACGTGGACGATGACGAGTCCGGCGACGGACAGCGAGAGATGGACCGAGTCCCTGACGGGACGTACAAGACGAAGGTCACGGACTTCTCCGTGTTCAACACAGAGAAGGGCGACTACTACGTGTCGTGGTGGTTTGAGGTGACTGACGGGGCGGCAAGCGGCGCTCAGCTTCAGTCCTTCTCCAGCGTGACCCCCACTTCGGTGAAGTTCATCAAGCGCAGCGTGCAGCGGGTGACCGGCAAGTACCCGGGCTGGGGCGAGATGTTCGACAACGACGTCGGCCGCACCGGGGTCCTGCGGAACGAGATCGTAGGACAGGAGGTCCAGGTCACCCAGAAGACCAACAGTAAGAACGGGAAGGACTACGTGAACATCTACGTGGACAAGCGCCTCAAGTCGAACGGAGCCGGTGCTGCTGCGCCTGTGCAGGAGGCTGCGAAGCTTCCTGACAAGCCGAGCGCCGGGTCTGGCACCGAGGTGGTTGACCAGGACGACGTTGACGTGGACGACCTGTTCTAGATACGCGCCCCGCTCCTGATAGAAGACCCGTGCTCCTCGGGGCGTGCGTATAGAGCAAGTGGGGAGGCTGCCAGCCAGCCCTTCCCCTCATGTTTGAGGAATCAGGTCTATGCCTGCCGGTGGAGGTGAATTGGACGCCTGCCTAGAAGGCTGTCAAACCGGCACCTAACCCCTAGCCAAGGAGCGAGGCCGAAAAGAGAGGAGCGCCAGCGGGGGACTGGCGCTCCTCAGGTGGCAGTCGTCAGAGTAAGGGGAGGAGAACTCCCGACTGCCGGGCGTGCTTAGGCTCGGACTGTGTCGCTCACCATGACCCTGACATCCAGGTTTGTCGGGGCTGCCCCGGCAGAGCCTCCCGCGCTTTGGTTCCCAATCAGGGACAGGGCGGAGCCGAACGCCACGCCGCTGTCGATGTACACGACGTAGGTGTTGTTCTCCTGAACGGGGAAGATCCAATCGGGCTCTGTCGTCCCTAGCGTGGGGTTGCCGTTGTCGTAGATGTTCAGGTAGGCGTCGTCTGATCCGTTGATTATGTGGACAACGAAGAACGCACCGGCCCTTCCGGTTGCATCGGTAATACCGTCCTCGTCAATGTCGTCCGCAACAACGAGGGTTGACTGAAGGTCTGTAACAAACGGTGATGTGCTGTACGTGGGCATCCGGTGCTCCTAGTCGGCAGTGAACAGGAAGTTCGCGTACACCGTTGAGTCGGGGGCTGTGGTGCCGGCCGTTCCGCCGGTAGTGAGGACAGCAACCCTAAACTGAAGGGTGTACTTCACCCCGTTGCTGAATGTGTACTGCGTCTTCGTGCCCGAGGCGCACTTGAGGACAAGGTTGGGAGCGGTGGTGCCGATGTTCACCGTGCCGACACCGGCTATGAACCATCCCTTCAGGTAGACGTCTACCGAGTTTGCGGAGTTGTCTATCTCGATGGCGTAGAGAGTTCCTCCGCTAGTGCCTGAGTCGATGGTTGTTGTGTCGTCGGCGTCCTCGTCCCATACAGCCTGGGAGAACTTTACAAGTGTGTCGGCAACTGCTGCCGGAATCGTAACCACTGAGTCCTTGGCGCCAGCCATCGTTTACCTCGCAATCAAAACAACTGTCAGAATAGCAGCCACAGCAGCACCGGCCCCAACGCCCATGCCGATGAATCCTGCCTCAATCTGACGTCTCCTGGCTAGCTTAAGAAGGCTAGCGATCTCCTCGCCCTCCTGCTGGTGCCTCTCGGCTGCCCTCGCGGAGTACCCCCGCCACAGATCCAACTGACTCCGCATCAGCGGATATCGGTCCCGTGCCTCACGAGATACAACCCACCAGCCAGGAGGCACAGCAACATGACGACATCGAACCAAATGGTCTGACTCCCCAACCGCAGGGTGAATGTCACCAGGCTCGATGGTGTCAATCTCCCCACCCGGCTGCACCCAAGGTGCCTCCTCCCATCCGGTCAGGTTGTTGAATGTGAACCTCCCACAGTCGGCGTCTGTCAGCGTGGGAACAGCTAGGGACGGAGCCTCTACTGGCTGCGGGGGCTCGATTGGGCTCTTCTTCACGTAGTACAGCGGGCTACACCCAACAGCGAAGAGAAGAAGAACGGGAAGAAGCCTGCTCAAGTGTCTAGCCTCTCTCTCTCGTTGTCCCTCAGCGAGTCCTGCTCATCCTTGGCGTCCTTGTGTATGTCTTCCTCGCCGCTCACCGCAGCGTTGAGAGCAGCCTCGGTGTCCTCTGTGTCCTCCGTAGCGGCCTCCCTGCCGTCCTTCACCTCCCGGGTCTTCTCCCTGACCTCACGGCGGCGCCCTCTCGCCTCCTTCATGGCGACGATGGCGACGACAACAGCAACCGCACCAGCCCCAATACCAGCAAACAGCTTCTTGAAGCGGGGGCACCTGAAGTATGCGATCACGCACGCAACGAGGACGACGCCCAGAACGATGAGGGCTTCAGTCATCATCAGTCACAGGGCTGCCTGACAGGAGGTTGTGGATCCTCTTAGGCAGCGCAGCAGCAACAGCGTGATGAATGCCCGGAGCAAGGCTCCCCGCAATCAACCCAAGCAGAGGGAACCACGCAGGCTGGAGCCAGCTAGGCCACAGAGGCAGAAGCCCCAGCAGCGCACCAACAATGACCGACAGCAGCCTCGTGAGCCAGGAGTAGAAGGCCTCCTGCGACTTCGTAAGCCTCCCCCTCGTGGCCTGTCGCTTCGCGATCATCCTCAGCGTGGGCTTGATCGCCTGACCAACGAGAGCGTAGGTGGCGAGGGAGACGCCTCCCGTCCTGATTCCAAGGTCAGCTAGCTCGTGCCAGTGCATCAGTCCCACCACGTCAGGAGAAACAGGAGCAGGGCGGCAAGACCGACAGCGCCGCCCCGCCTGAGAATCTTATGACCAGGGCTCATTTGATCTCCTCGTAGGCTTGCTTGAGAAGCTTGCTGTACCTCTCAACCTGACCGGGTCCGTTGTAGTGCTTGGCCAGCCGCCACCAGTCCTTACCCCTGGCAGCCATCAGAGCAAGTGGGTTCGCATTGAACCACCTGACAAACAGATCGTAGCTCGTCCCCTCTGGGTCAGAGTCGAAGGCGAGGACGGCAGCCTCCGGGTCGTCATCGTGGAGAGCTATGAGGTGAGAGCCTAGAACCTGATAGAGCCCCCAGGAGGTGCTCTGCACTGCCACCAGTGGGTCGAGGGAGTAGGCGTGCCTGAAAGCGTCTAGGTTCGTCTCTGAGGCCACCGTAGAGAAGCCTGACGGGCCACGAGTGAACGGGATGGCGCTCTTGTGGCGAGGCCTCTTCCTTATGAACAGGTGGGGCTCAAAGCGCATGGCAGAGGGGTTGCCGCCAGACTCAACCTTCTCGAT